GGACCATACTAAAATGACTATAGAACGGTAGTTCAACTGTTATTACTCTATTCAGTCCAACTGGTTGTAAGTTGGCTCCCTCTTGAAAAGCTACAAAAGAATTCCTAGCAGAATCAATACTTGTAGCTGAATCAACGTAATCTAATCCTGAAGTACTATAGACATTTTTGGGATTTTTCCAACGGCCAGCTGTCACCATGTTGTCACTATTGGAATACACTGCTATTTTCCATCTAGTACTACCTCTTATGCCAGAAAAAGCTAACATAACATAGGACAACATAGTCCAACCCGCACCAGTTATTTCATCATAGGGTAATGGATACATCTGTAATGCGGATGATGCTATAAATTTAAACAAATTCACTCGTAAGTAGAAATTATAACGTTTTAATAAAGTCCTAAAACTCGTTATATCTTCTCCAATATACTTAACTAATTTATGATCAGTTAATATATTACTAGGTGTAGTTTCAGTTATAGCTATATTATCTCCCACATCATCCGGGTTCTCTACACCAGATTGAGCAGCCAAACGTAAGCCAGAAATTTTCTCAGGTACAGCCACTTTAAAATCCTTTCCTCCTTTAACATAACACAAGACGGATACGTCTGTGTTTAAAGCAGGGTCTGATTGTGGTGTGGTTAATTCATTAAGTACAAATACTGTTAACCACCCATTGGAACCGGCATTACCCCCTCCCAATAAACTATAATTAACAAAAGCAGGTAAATTTGCAGTAGTTGTACGATCGCACCTAATCCAATCTGTCGACTGGTAGTTTCCAATAGTAATTGCTACTTCTCTAGTATCCGCGATATCTACTATCCATGTGTAACTAGTATTATCTTCTCTAGGAGTTTGCTGATAAGTCGGGTCATATACAAATAATAACCTACCTCTGTGAAAGGATGAGGCTACTATCTTGAAAGTAAAAACCAAAGAACCAGTCCAGTAAGTAAAAGGCCAAGCAGCTCCCATAATCGCAGTAAAATAGTAGTTAGCTGGTACACCTTGCTTAACTGAAATATAAGGCATAACTTGAGTACAAAACAAAACTGTTTCGGGTGCAGTAGTTTCAGACCAAAGGAACGTATTATAATATGTGTCTACACTTGCAATACGACTTATTGACATTTCATCCATTCCTGACAACCCATTTAATCTAGGGTCTATGGATAACTCTTGTTTACAATCAGTAGTCAATTTGTATGCATCATCAACTACATTAGTCAAAGCCATATTATTAGTGGCACGCAAATTTACTTTCATTCCCTCTGCTGCATCAACAGGTTTACAATAACCTAAACTAGAAGCAATAATGCTAGAATAACGTGCACCTTGCTCTACTGCTCTAGCATAAGGCGTTATAACTGGAATTGTAGACAATAACTTCGCAGAATCAGCAACAGCAGTGCAAAACTGAGACACTGGTTTATTATGCGTTTCATCTTCTCTACCAGACTGAGCCACAATACCTGTAGGATTGACACAAGTAGCTCCTTGTAAGTCTACATCTTCAAACCATGCGTAAACACTAATAGAAATAGAATTGTTAGTCACTGCTATGTCTTGATTAGCATGTTTCAATTGTGCCATCTGATGTATAAATATTTTACCTAAATCTCTATGTGAATTGGCATCCTGCAAATCTACATATTCTTTATGCCAAAAGAAAGGTAAGGTCATTTCCCCTCCTTCTGACAACGTTGGGTCTAGCAAAATATTTGGACATTGAGAAGCAGTAACGCGATTCCAGTTAACCAAAGGAGAGATAGCAGTGGTACTATCCAAATCTGCATAAGGTAGATAAGCGCACATCAATTTACCATAATAAAATCCATTTCCATTTATTACAAACCTTACTTTACATTTGGCTCTGAACAATGAGAAAGTAGCTATTTTGTTAGTTATACGGTTATTCTCAAGTAACTCTATCCAAGGACTAAATGAACCCACAAAAGTATTTGATCCCCACAAATATTTCTGGATAAGCACCGGTCTTTTTAAGAACTCTCCTAAAGAAACTTCCTCATCACTAACACGCCCTTCAGGCATACTACTACCAATATTGACAACGTCCATAGAGGACGCATCCATAAAAGTCAACACCTGTTGCTGATCGGAAGTAACTTCAGTACCGGACTGCTTAACCAAATGGAACCCAAAGGTTCCATGTCCCATGAGTCTATCCTCATGGCGCGCTTCATCCAAAGCGGCTACCGTTTTATTGACTGAACGGTGTAAGTCGAAATTTATTTCATCGCTATAAGATTGGGTCTCTATAGACCAAGGTTCTCGGTTTACTAAATTATTGAGAAAATGCCTAAAGACGGAAAGCAAACCGTTATTTCCTTCTTCGGTAACCTGTTCTCCCAATACATTGTACCGCCATAATCTTATGTGTTCATCGTACGTCACATTTATTGCTTTTGAAAATCTCAACAAATCATGTTTTTCCAGAAGTCTCCTCAATATTTCTTGAGACTTATTATAGAACTTACGTCCATGATACCTGGCTTCAAACAAGAAATTATCTACACACTGTCCAGTAATAAACTCAATACTTACGGTCTTAGGCGGAACGTGACAACATAAGCATTTAAACATACTATTTTGATCTAAAGGAGCAACATAAGAACCAAACTCCTTATTATAAACTATAGAGCGTTTTAAGAACTCTAGCTCATGTGGTTTATAAAAGATCTTGTTAGATTTAACGTTTTTTGAGATATCCGTGCCTTGAATACCTATTTCACCCCACGCATTTAAAACTGCACTAACGTTAAATCTCTTAAACTTGGGCGAGACATTGGCTATAGAATCGTCTCCATAGGTGCGCAAAAGTACTGCGTCCCTAAAGGCTATGTCTATGGATTCGAAAATCAAGTAAAATGCCATTCTATAGTTTAGAGAGTTTACTGTACTACCTAACATTGATGTTAGATTACTGCCTGAAGCAATGATAGCTTGTAAAACTACTACTTCTCCATTAACTACCACCATAGAATAAAGCAAAATATGAGCTATACAATTCAATACGTTCTGAATTTTTACATACTCTACTTTAGGCGTTTTCTTAAATTCCATAGCCTTTCTCAAAGGGGTGAGTAATATCTTTATTGCGGCTGATACTATATCAAAAATAGTTACTAAATCAAATGATTTTAAATCTAGGGCCAGTAAAAATCTTTTCCCTTTTGAATAGAACTCATTACAAAACTTATTCCAAGACCCATCATGAGGATTTATTCCCACCATAGTTTCAGAATAAGCAGTATTATAACAGCAATATCTACATGTAGTAAGTAAATATTTTCTGATAATCATTTGAGTAATAGTATTGCTCATATAAAAAGATCTTACTTTTCCTGCCGCAATTTTATGATCCGGAGTAGCTTCATTTTTAAGGCACTGCACGTATATTTCATTGGTTAAAATTCCTTCTTCCATTAAACTTACGCGCTCATGAAACTCTTTCATAACAAACGGCTCAAATTCCCAATGACCGTCGTCATATTGTTTGGCATATCTACTTTTGG